TCTAAAGTAGCGAAATCTTCGTTATTCCACTCCTTGTATAATTGACCAAATTGTGCGGCTTGTGGGTGTTTCTTGCCTTCTGCTTCTTCTCCGGCATGACCCGCCTCAACGAAGCCTTCCGGCCCCATTCTACCCTTAGCGGTATTATCGGAGTATTCCATGTTCATATTCTCTTCATCCATGTCGGCCATTTCTTCATCCTTACCGTAATCGCCGGATTCCATGTCTGCGTCTTCTATGTCCACATCATCTTCTCCCTTCATGTCTGCATTCTCCATATCGGCCATTTCCTCATCCTTATCTGGTTTTGCATCCATTTCTTCTTTCTTTAGGTCATTAACTTCCGCCATAAGCGTGTTAAGTTCCTCAAGTGCTTTTTCCAATCTCTCAGTCATGTCACTCTTCTCCTCCTTTAATATGTCAAACTTTGCTTCTGGGTTTATTCCTTTTTCACAAATTGTTACTTCATGGAGTTCTAATTTATCTATCTCATTATATTGGCCTAACTCTTCGCTTGTTTTTTGCCTCTTAGATAGTGCTTGTCCACCTATACTAAATGAACGTAAGGTTCCTTTTCTGATACCTCTTTGAATTTCTTTTGCCTTTTCTATGTCATCTCTTAATTTAATAACAACATAAAAGCCTACATCATCTACTTCTGTCTTGTGAAGGTTTCCATTTTTATCTCTATAATTTTCTATTACGTCACCGACTTGAACATTTGAATGATTTGACATTACATTTCTATACTTGGGTGTTTCCATATATTTTATAACTGCTTCTTCTAATGCTTTTAGTGTAATTAAGTCATTTTGTTTATCTACAATTTCTATTGATGCATATCCTCCTATGACTAAATCATCTGATTTTAAAATACTAAAGTTACCTTCTGTATGCGACTTAAGCAAAGTGGCTTCCGACACAATACCACTTCCTCAATTTACTATATGAAGGCCACGATATTACGCAACTTGCATGGTTAACTTTTTATGTCGGTCTTCAGTAATATCCCATATTCCTTCGTCTTTGTCAGCATCTAACATCTTTTGCTTAACACCAGTCCATACTAACCAAGTATCTTCTTCATTCACAGGTACTACTCTAAAGTGGACTCTTGTATCAAACTTCTTACCATTGATTTTATATTCGTGATAACCATGTCTTTGCACACCTAACTTAATTTTACCAGAATCTATAAGTTTTCCTCTTGTTGTTTTGTCTGCAACCTGTGCAGGAAACTTTCCTGATTTACCAAATAAGTTGTAAATGTCTTCTGTATCTTCTATATCAATAGTCCACGCCATATCTTTTTTATCTGTTTCAATAATGAATTCTAAGTTATCATCATCACCATAGTATATAGAAAATGTTCCAGACTTAGGAGTGTCTGCTTTAATTAATTTATCTTTATTTGGAACAAAAGTATCCTTAGCCACCTTAACAAAATCATCAAAATCAGTTAACCAATTTACTAATTTACGCATATCGTTATCCCACAATGCTTCACTTAATTCGGGTATCTTTTCTTTAGCA